GGCTTCTGCAATCCCGTTGGCCGGACCGAGCGCTTTTCAGAGCTCGATCCTTTAATCACCGCCAACCTAGCCGCAATTTTGTGCGTTTAGGTTTGGTATACACACTGACTGAGAACGGCTTCCCCGAAGGGATGCCGACCGAAGTTGCTTCGGTGGATGTGTGACGCTCAAGTTCGTAAGTTGAACAAGCTTCTGCGAAATAACGCAGTAGCATCTTCCAACCATCGATCTCTTGAGAAACCGACACAGGCAGAACACACCACACTAAGTACTCTTTCTTTTGTAGAAAGAGATTACTTCGTGAGCGTGGTCTACGGTATGGTTCAGGTACTTCACGGAGAGAGGGAGCGGTTAATCCGATATCTTTCTCAGATGGTATACAGCCGTAGAGGCTGAATAACTTCTCTATGACTAGTTCATAGGCCATGTAGTACTTCCTATCCCAGAAGGAGTTAGCATAGCTAACCCAACTGACGTAAGATTCAGGGCAGCGGAGTGATGACCAAGCGGTCCGTATTCGGACCGGCGTGACTGGAACGCCCCTAAAGGCGTCCATGCCACAGGACTCTCTGAAGAGTCCTTTAGTACACGACTTGTCTCGGTTAATCTTTAAACCGAAATATTCAAGTGTGATCATTGCGTGCTCGGCGTAAGCCGTGGGTACAATGACATCATCCCCGTATACATAGATAGAGCTTATTGCATCTCTATCCGCGTTAAGTGCTTTGAAACCTGCAACGAGAAGACTCCAAACAGTAAGCGCCAATACAGGAAAGCATAATGCCGACCCCATTGGAGCATACTTCGTGAGTAATAACTTCTCGCCGTCAGGAAGCCTTGTTCCTAAGCTTCTACATGCTACCAGACTCGTAAGGACGGGTTCTGGGAATAGTAGACGAACTAAACCAAGAGAAACTCTATCAGAGGCCTCATTAAGGTCAATGGTAGAGTACTTACCAGCAACGCTACCCGCTAGGGCAGCAATTCTGTTGGGTTCTTGGTTCGTGAATCGAACGGAGTCCCTGGTTAAGGGATGACGTTCGACATGACGAACAACGGCTCGGGACAATCCCTGTTGAATAAACTGGTCAGCCAGCGATTCACAGGATATTAGTCGAGGCCCGCGTGAATCTTTGGGAACAAGGACAACCTTGGCCCACGATTCACCGTCTTTCAGGGACATAAGTTCCTGTTGACGATCGCAAACATGCCCCAAAGACGCGTAAAAGAACTCGTCTAAGGGATACACTTGCGTGATACGTGCAGGAATATTTGTCCATGTGTACTTTCCAGACAACTGCTCTTTTGTAGAGACAGCGCCTGGTCCGTGACATGGGTAAATATCCTTCGGATCAAAACCGGAAAAAACTCGCGAGAGTAGTCTCCGTGCTATACGGACGGTTTTAGCCCAATGCAAAGGAATTCCCAAAACTTTTGGGGATCCCGGAGTATGAGGTAAATAACCGTGCCTATCAAAAGCATCCGCATAAGCGGCGTGCTCTTGTTCCAGACGCAATGCGAGCAAGTCGCAAGCGTCCGAATAGGGCTTAATTTCTTCCTCGGTTTTGACAAACCTTTGGATGACTTTGAGTTCGAGCTTGGGGTCATATGGGAGTTCCAGTTTGTAAAACACAAACAGGAGATCTCTTAATGACTGAACGCAAGCTGCATTAGCATCCGGAAGGACTGCACCGTCTGCAGATAGGACTGATCGAAACAGACTACCGAATAATATCGGTATCTGACCGTTACGCGATGGAAAACCACACGTAGCAGCGTCGAATAATCCTATCCCGGCTAATACCTTGTCGAGGTGTTTGCCAAGACGGGGCAAGGTTTTCGTGAGAAAACCTAACCCTTCCGAACTGATTCTGTTTGTGACTGTTTTAAGGTCACGACGGAGTTCAGATGTAGTGTATACATTACTACGCAACGTTTGCACGTCGCGTATGAGGGCGATGAATACTTCACTGTATTCTAGGCTCCTAGTACATCCCATATAATTGGAGGTGTATCCTAGAGCATGACACCCTTATACACGATACGAAGAACGGATTAAGAATCCAATGTAACGTACAGCTGCACTACTGGTATAACTATGTAGTGTTTAGGGAAATAACCTTCCCTGCATTTATGCCTTTTGAGCACTGTACGTCAAAGGATATGAATCCGCAAGAACACGTTACCTTAACGGTAACGGATCGGAAAGGACTTAAAGAGTCCCCCCGATCAATGTCGCAGCGCCGTTGCCAGTCCCGTCGTACAGGATTGTTGTAGTCGCGCCTAAAGAGGCGACGAATGACATCAATTCTGCACAAACGTTATTGGCTTCGGCGAACGCAGTCATGTTACCGACAGGAATGTCGGCGACTACGTAGAACGAAACAACAACAGGCTTAGTCACATCGACTTGGCCTGCAATCGTTTTATCGAAACGAACCAACGACCGCCGACGCAGGTCCGTCCCGGCCCCGGACTCAGTATGTTTTATACTGAGTCTATGAGGCGCGGACGGAGTTTCTGCTACGGCAGCGAAGGTTGTAACACGTTCACCTTGACTAATCCGGCTGAATTCAACTTCAGTTCCGGCTGCGTTCTTGACTTCGTTTGTAACGAGTGTATTACTTAACATGCTGTAAGTCTGTTTTGGGGGACTAATCCCCCGCTCACAGATGAGCTGTCTGTATATTAGTGCACTCGCGATAATCGGAGCGCACCTGCCAGGGTAAATTCCTTTAGGGAAAATCCTGACGTGGTTATATGACCGAGTCCTATTGGATATGAATCCCGTTTATACGCGGACTCATAACAGTAGGATGCACGTACTAGTGGCTTAGGCAGTGTGGCAATACCAAGATTCGATTCAACATCGATCTTAGTAAGACGCTTAACTGTTGTAGACCACATGTACCTATGTATGACTGTAATAGGTTCCAAGTTCTGGACTTTGAATTGATCGAGCCATCGACTTACGTTGATGACCCAGTCGACAACAAAGGACCAGGGAATGGCGTTCCAGATGATAGAGGGGTTTAAATTCACCCCTAACGCATCTGCCAGACCCAGTATCGCTGCATTCTCACGCTGAAATTGCGTGAGGTAGTAGGAATATTGGATCTCGCCATGGAACTGGGGCTTTTCGTACGTTACCGTACGATAAGCTTTAAACAATCCATTCAAGCAAGGACCGGACGGTGTAGTGGCAGCTTCTCCGTCTTTTGTGCCGGAGAGCTTCACGTCACTTCCGTACGTGCTTGATGGTGTCTGTCCCTTATCGGGATATGAAGACTCTAACCCGCAGTAATAATGGCGGGTCAGTCGTTTCCCCTCGAGGTCAAGTAAGTTCTTTACTTGCTTGCTCGTATTAATCAGAGCTCGCCGGAAACCGGCGATATCTGATAGAAGCGGCATGACGTTGAACTCCTTTTGGAGGTAGGCGTCAGCCGTTGCACCCATGATCCGGCGAAGAGTCGAGTTCGATTTGAACATCGATTTAATTCGCTTTATTGTGCTAGGCAACTTCTTAAAGTCCTTTAACTCTATTAAAGAGTTAACAAGACTCAGTTGCGGTTTAATCCCTGGAAGCATAGCTTTTAAACTTTGCGACACAAGGGTATTCAAAGATGCAGGCGAGGTTAGAAACCCCGTCTGGTCACTCTGCAACAATACGGGAAGTCCATTAGTTGGACAACTCCGCGGACCGAACGCGCTAACATTGTAGAGCGCACAGCACGGCACGCAATCTATGCGGTCGTAATATGCAGCACTACCCAATAAAAGGTAGGTACCATTTATTGTTGTATTCGTGTTATACCAATTCGTGCGTTTATAATGCTCGAATTTGTTCCACGAATCTCTAGTGTTCTTCAATACCAAGTCCGTAGCGAGCTCATATAAACTCTCCATTTCGTATGGAGGAATATAATGAAAATCTCTCGGATCAGGAATATAGTGCCAGTAGCCTTCCGGCCAAAACACATACTCCTGCCTTGGATAGGAAGCACTTGTCGAACTGCTAAAATAGCGGTCCGAGAAAGTCTTCCTTACCCTTGAAGAAACAAAAGATAAACGCGTTCTCATACATATGTCTCCGTTAGGAGACTGAAGTCAGACACATAATACATATGACAAGACACATAATCAAGAAGAGTAGTATATTGACCAACCCGACCTCCAAAAGACAAGTTTTAAAACTTGAATTCGAAGGGGGGAGGACAATCTATATCCTACTCGAGACAGGTGAGCACCTCTATCATCCGATAGAGCAGGTCAAACTTGTATAATAATGTATAACTACGGGGGGCCCTTGCGGGCCC